AAATGGATCCAGGTAACTGGGAAATCAGATTTAAAAATAGCAGTACTACATGCCAGTTTATTGACGACAGTGGTGCAGGTGTGGATCCAACAATTAACGAAGCGGGTAGGATGTTTAAAATCTACTCAGGTTCAGGTGGTGTAACCGCAAGTAATAACTCAGTTGGATTATTTTACGCGGATTTAGGTATTTTAGTCTTTACAGCATCAGCCACAGCACTTGGTAGCAGTGTTGGAGCAGTCACAAACACAAGTACTGCAGCAAAAAATGCTACAAAACTTGTAGCGGCAATAACATCATCACAGTATTTTGCAGCAAGAACTGAAGAAAAAATTACATCTAATCACTACTTTGTAAGAGTAACAAATCAACAATTCAACTTCAGCAACAATCCAACATTCCTTACAGGATCAAATGGCATGTTTAGATGGAGTACAATGAGAAGGAATCCACAAGTGTATATCACTACGGTTGGATTGTATGATGATAATAATAGGTTATTGGCGGTAGCAAAGCTATCTCGACCACTACTCAAATCATTCAACAGAGAAGCTCTGATTAAAGTCAAGATTGATTATTAAGATGGTACATGAGTGGAGTATACAAATCACTACAGCCAAAGGATATAAGAACTACGCCTTATCGAGCGCACAAGTCCTTAATAACAACATTTACTAACAACGAATCAGACACAGACGATTGTAAGGTTTATGAGGCAGAGCATTCGCTAAGTTCTTCTTACAACTTTTTTGAACAAGGACGCACTAACCTAGATTATGGTAATGCGTACTTTACTGGCCAGTTTGCAACAACTACAGATGGTTACTACAAAACTGCTGTACATACACAATTAGATCATCTCTTTTATAGAGAATATTTGTCCAACAACAAAGCAACGTTAGGAGGTGGTGCACCAATATTATTTCAATATCGTGATTTAGGCTATAAAGCACTTGTTATTAGTTTTGGTACAAAAAAAGTTGGAGAAGGTATCCTACCAGAAAGTCTACAAATAACTGCTAGTGGCTATACTATAAGTGATGACTTATATGGTAATCTTGTGTTTGATGGATTATCAAATCCTGACGCAGCAGATTATGATAATGTAATGGCAAGTTATACCTTCAATAGGTATTATGAATACGTTTCCGAGGGAGCTGTACCATACTTAGAACAACCAGTATCATATGGCAGCTACAAGTTGTTTGCATCATTTAGTAATTTATCATTTACTACCCCAAACAACGATGGAACTGTTGCTGCAAAGTTTGTATCATCACAAAATTCAGTGATGATGCTTGGTGCAAGCACCGAGCTGAAGAATGTGTACAATATGTACAACAGAGACTATGCAATAGCTTTTCGCATTAAAGTAAACAGTGCACCAGCCAGCGATGCGGTTATACTTGCTAAGCAAGATAAAATGAATGATGTAGCAGTAACATTGGATGGTGATTTATACACAAACACAGACGTACCATCACAATATCCATACAAGCTCGAATTAACATCAGGTAGAAAGATAAAGTTTAGCAAGAGTGATACTCAGACAACTATTAGTATGGAGTCAGCAGCATTGACATTAGGAGATACTTATGACGTTGTTTTAATGAGAACTGGATCACAGTTTAGATTGTATTTGGATGGTGGTTCACCAACTACTCTAACAGATACGTTTATACAAAATATTGGCAGCAATACCATATTCAATACATCAGGACTACCAACAAAGGAACAGGATTGTGGTAATAGATCCAATTTATATGTTGGTAATAACTACGATAGAACAAAGGGTATCAATGCAGAGATTAGTTATCTACACATATTTGATAGAAGTTTAACTGAAGGTGAAGTTGATAATTTAAATGAGACAGATGGTTGGTTGGGTAATTATTGTGGTAATGTTTTTTACAATCTTGGATTGGTTGTTTTGACACACCCACAATTAACTAATGCAAGTCTAACTGCCTTGAGATGTAAAGGAACTGTCAGTATGAGAGAAACGGAGGTGTATTGCACAGTAGCACCTGGTGAATTTAATGTATCACATAATAGAAGTCTACAATACTGGAACCCAGTACATAATCAGTTTGAGATTGATTCAAGATACACAGGATCATTATTTCAGCCATATGTGACCTCTATTGGATTATATAATGATAATAATGAACTTATTGCTGTTGCAAAATTATCAACACCAATACAAACATCGAAAACAACAGACACAACGTTTGTAGTAAGATACGATTTTTAACATGGCTAAAAAGGTTACAAAAAGACAAGCCGCTCGAGTAAAAGGTTACAGAAGCGGGCTTGAGGAGGAAATAGATAATAGTTTAAAAGCTGTTGGAGTTGATGGTCAATACGAGCAACATAAAATCAACTACATAAAGCCAGCAACACATCACAAGTATACTCCCGATTTCCGTTTACCAAATGGTATATTTGTAGAAACAAAAGGTAGATTTGTTACAGCTGATAGAAAAAAACACCTTCTTATAAAAGAACAACACCCAGAGCTTGATATAAGGTTTCTTTTTCAAAATGCAAATAACCGAATAAGTAAAAAATCCAAAACAACATATGCTGATTGGTGTAATAAGCATGGTTTTCTTTATGCTGAAAAAGAAATACCAAAAGAGTGGCTATCGCAATAAATTTTGCGTATAGTTCATTAATGACTCAAGAACTGCAATCACAAAAGGTAATTACACTACTAAATGCTCATTTAGGGCAAGGAACAGTTCATCGTAAAGGTGAGGCAAGCTACTATTGTCCATCTTGTAATCACTACAAGAAAAAATTACAAGTCAACTTAATGTCACAAAGATGGCATTGTTGGGTATGTGGTATGAAAGGAAATGGATTGTATAATCTATTCCGGAAAACAGGAGCATCACAGGATATATTACAAGCTGCAAAGGAAGTAAGTGTTGGTAAAACCAATATTACTAACAATGAAGAAACCGTTGTAAAACAACTACCAAGTGAGTTTAGACCATTACATATCAATTGGAACACACCACACTATAAGAACGCATTACACTACGTTATAAACGGAAGAGGATTAACACCACTTGATGTATTAAGATATAATGTTGGTTATTGTGAAGAGGGAGAGTATAGTGGTATGATAATCATACCAAGTTATGATGCAAATAATCAACTCAATTACTTTGTTGGACGCAGTTATTATGGTGGAGCATTTAAACACAAAAATCCAACTTGGAGTAAGGATGTTATTGGACTTGAGAATCAAGTTGATTTTAATCAACCACTTATTTTAGTTGAAGGTATATTTGATGCTATAACTACAAAAAGAAATGTTGTTCCATTATTTGGTAAGAAGATAATGCCAACGTTGAGACAAACAATAATCACAAAAAGAGTACCAAAGTTATACATCTCGCTAGATCAGGATGCAGTAGAAAGTGCATTGACTGAGTTAGAGTATTTTATGAATAATGGAATTGAAGTATACTTTGTTAATTTAACTGGTAAGGATCCGAACGAGTTGGGTTTTCGTAATATGGTATCCTTAATCAAAGAATGTAAATCATTTACCTTTTCAGACCTTATTAAATACAAGTTAGCTATATGAAAAAAATAAACTGTGGATTAAATCAAGTAGACTATATTGTTCATGTTAGCGATATACACATTCGTAATTGGAAAAGACATAAAGAATATCAAGAAGTTTTTGATAAGCTGAATCTTGTAGTAAAAAATTCACCACCAAACACTATTGTAATGATTGGTGGGGATATTGTGCATGCAAAAACAGATATGAGCCCAGAATTGATACAGATGGTATCTTACTTTTTTACTGGACTAGCTGACTTAGTACCAACATTTGTGATTTGTGGAAACCACGATACAAATCTCAATAACAATAATAGATTAGATGCATTAACACCAATTATTGATGCGTTAAAACATCCTAATTTATATTACTTAAAAGACACTGGTAATTTTGAAGTTGGAGATATAGCATTTACAGTTATGTCGGTATTAGATCAACCAGAGAATTATCCAAAGGCAGATAGTATAAAAAAGAAAGTTAAACGTAAATTTGCACTATATCATGGAACAGTTGAAGCGAGTACAACAGATACGGGGATCAGATTATTGCAGGGATTAAGTCAAGACTACTTCACAGGATACGATGCAGCTTTGTTAGGTGATATACACAAAAGGCAGACACTAAATAAAGAACCTTTTATTTTTTATCCAGGATCACTGATACAACAGAATTTTGGAGAAGCATACGAAGGTCATGGCCCAGCTATATTGGATGTAAACACTTTAGAATGTAAATTTTTGGAAATACCTAATGACTATGGTTACTTCACATTAACCATTGAGGATGGTATATTACCTGATAATTTACCAATTACATCAAAGACAAGTGTACGATTAAAAACAAAAAACACATCACCAGCACAATTAAAAAGAGTACTAGCAACACTGCGCAAAGACTACAAAAATAGTGATGTTGTTATTACCAACATAGATGCAAAAGAAGTATCAAAAACAACTGATGCAACGTTTAGTAGTGGTGATGTGAGGAGAGTGGAGTTTCAAAATGAAATGATTAAAGAGTATCTTAGTCAATCAAAAATAGATGATGAAACACTTGAGCAAATATACACTATCAATAAGCAGCTAAATAGCCAATTACCACACACTGAAACAGTTCGTAATGTTGTTTGGAAACCAAAAAGGTTTGAGTTTTCCAACATGTTTTCCTATGGTGAAAACAATGTAGTTGATTTTACAAACATGAACGGTCTGTGTGGATTATTTGCACCTAATCACGCTGGTAAGTCGGCAATTCTTGATGCGCTATGCTTCTGTTTGTTTGATCACTCTTTCAGAGCTAGTAAAGCGGATCAGGTATTAAACAATAAATCAGATTGGTTCCATTGCAAGTTTAATTTTGAGTTGGAGGGGGTTAATTATTTTATTGAGAAAAGAGCAACTAGATATGCAAAGGGACCATTAGCAGGGAAGTTGAGAGTGGATATTGATTTTTGGTACATTAATGAGGATGATGAAGTTATTTCACTCAATGGTGAGCAGAGAAGAGATACGGATAAGATCATACAATCCTATGTTGGATCTTTTGATGATTTTATTTTGACAGCGTTATCCCTACAAGGTAACAATTCCAATTTTATAGAAAAAACACAAGGTGAGAGAAAGGAACTGCTAGCAAACTTCTTGGATCTAAACATATTTGATCAGCTGTATGATTTAGCAAATAAAGAAACAAGAACATCAGCAATATTACTAGAGGAGTATCAAAAGCAAGATTTTGAGCAGAAACTCGGAGATGCAGAAAGTGTGAAAGAGGACTGCTTAGAATTATATGCAAAGTCTGAACAAGAGTATAAAGAAATCAAAACAGAGTTGGATCGCTGTTTGCAAGAGACCGTAGATCTAGCCGAGCTACTAAGACCAAATCCTGCACAAGATTTAAATCTAACATCACTTGAGAAAGAAAAACAAGATTACCAAGATGCAATTATACAGCAAACAGCGAGATTGGAAAAGCTAAACACACTGCAAAATGATTTGTTGACAAACATAACAACAACAAAGTATCAAATACAACAGTACAATGAACAAGAGTTAACACAATCATTTACAGAGTACACTGCAAAAGTAAAACAACAACAGCAAATAAACACTGTACTTGATAAACTAAAAGTGACAATTAAAGGTAAGCTGGATAAACTAGCAAACCTTGAAAAGCATGAATATGATCCAAACTGCAAATACTGTGTAGATAATGTTTTTGTTAAAGATGCAATTAAAACAAAGCAGGAGTTGGAGGAGGATAAGCAGACTGTTGCAGCCAAGCTTGAAGACAAGAAAAATGTTGATCAATACTTACTCAACAACAAGCAAATATCAACCGATTATGAAGGCTTGACAACAACAAAGGCCGAACTAAAAGAAATGCTTGATAAGCAGAAGTTGGCTAAATCACAAATAGAAACTATAGAAAATGCTATTGAAAACACAAAACACAAACTAAAACTAGTTGAATCAAGTATAGCACTTTACCACGAGAACGAATCAACAATAAAACACAATCAAAAACTACAATCACAAATTGAGATTGTGAAGCAACAAGCTGCAAAAATAAAAATAAAAGAAGATGCAGCTGCTAAAGAAATGCAATCACTACATGGTAAAATAGCCGTAGCAGAAAAGACAATAGATGAGTGCTTAAAGAATATTGAGCACATGCAAGAGTTAGCTGATAAGCAAATAGCATATGGTTTATACACACAAGCCATAAGCAGAGATGGCATACAGTATAATCTAATATCAAAAGCAATACCACATATTGAGCAATATGTTAACAATTTATTGTCACAAATAACTGATTTTACATTGTCATTTGAAGCAGATGGTAAGTCTATTAATGTGTATATTTGTTATGAGACCAATAAGTGGCCATTAGAGTTATCATCTGGTATGGAAAAGTTTATATCAAGCTTAGCTATAAGAGTTGCGTTGATTAAGATTACAAATCTACCAAAACCTAACTTTTTAGCGATTGATGAGGGTCTTGGCGTATTGGATAGTACAAATTTAAATTCAATGCACATGCTATTCAATCATCTAAAGGATCTATTCAAGTACACCTTGGTCATATCACACATAGATGTAGTTAGAGACATGGTTGATCACATATTAACTATTGATAGGAATGGAGAGTTTAGCTACATAAATTATCAATAGATATTTATGATAAACCGAGTTAATGTTAGAAAACATCTACAAGACCAAGCAAAAGAGGGGATACATCAATCGCAATTATATAGTTGTAGATGATAGTGCAAAGTCTTTAAACTATTTCAATATACTAGAAGTACCACAAACCTTAACAGCTGGTAAGAATGTTATTAAGTTGGGATGTGATGGTCCTTATCTCAATAGAAACAATGATGTGGATATTGAGGTACTGGATGTAAATGGTGAACCTTTATACACCGAATACACAGGCTTCGTAGACAGATATGGTTATCACTATTACATAATTTATGTATATGATATTACACCAATAGGTGTTGGTAGTATAAGTTTAGTTGGAGTAGCTAATAGTGATTTATCCGGCAGAGCAATAACCTACACTGGCTCAGAGCATGCCAATCAATACACAGTAATTTGGACAACAGATGTTGTTATAAAATCAACAGATAGAAATTTAACAGATATAGTTTTTCAAAAAGCTCCGGACGTACAAGTTTCACAAGTACTAACACCATACAAGTTTAATTTTGGTACATACGCACTAAATAGTAGACTGACATCCCAGAGTATTGATAACATCTTAGTGTATACATCCGAAAACTCTGGCTTCGATTTTGTACAAAACTATTCAGAAAATATACAAGATGCTTTGGGTTTTGAAAACTCATACAACTACTTCATAGACGCATCAACTACAAACACAGTTAGAACCAATGTTCGGAGATACGATAATGACATACAGAATGGATTTGTATTTTCAGAATACTCAAGGTATAACACGGTAATATATGATCCACAGGGTAGGTTGTCGAAGGATATGGAAGGCTCAATATTCAGCTTTGCTAATTTAGATAATGGCACCAGTATTCAAAATAATTGGACCTATAAACCGGCACTGACTAGTGAATATCAAGTAACACCTTCTGGATCCTTTGTTGAACAAATTAATGCGTACAGAAGCAAGATTGTTTATGTACTAAACAAATATTATGCCTATCTTGATAAGGCACCAAGCGTGTCGGTAATAGACTCAACTAATTCAGCTGTACCAACCACAAGAGACTATGTATTTAAAGTTATTGAGACCGCAACAGGGTCCTTCTTATATCCAACATCGTCCTTACAAGAAGTACAATCTATAAACCTCAGTTCATCATACATACAATTTACCTTTTTTGACCTCGAGCCAATAGCAGGAGATGTTTATCGCATAAAAACATTTGCCAAAGAAGCAGGGAGAAATGCTGAGTACTACCAGTTAAATGATCACATAATACGACCACCTGAATTCTTAGTAGACACAGATAAAACTAATCAAGCGGTTTATGCAAAAAATAAAAGTGACTTTTTTACATATGGTGAGTTTACAACACAGAGTATAGTTGTTGACTACTGGAGGGGATTTGTTGTTGAACAAGATGAATTATATCAATATAGTTTAAGTCCGTCAAGCTCTAATATATACACAGACAATGTGTTGGCTAATGCTTTAACCATATCAAGCACAACTACAGCAAAGAGGGGTATAGCATCAAGGTACTATCAAACATACATACCAAATCAACCATACTCACTATCATTCTACTGTACATTAGACCCAGGATGTGAGCTAGAGGTTTATATGAGTAGTACACCATTAAAAGATACAGTTTTAGGTCTACAAGCACCAAGAGCATTTAACCAAACTAGAAAACCTTTTAGTGTACAAGATTACAATAAATTTGGAAAGTATTTAGGTAAAGTGTCTAATGTAAGTGGTAGTTCAACAAGACACTATGAGAATGTGGTATTCGACTTCTTTCCAGATGCTGATGGATTTGGAAGACCGGTATTATTTTTAAACACAAATGATGTAGCAACTAAAAAGGCATACATATCATCGCTGAGTATCACACCTTTAGAACTAACTGGATACACACCAAGTATATTACAGTTTGCAGCAGTTACACCTGATTCTATTAATATATTGCAAGATGATGATGCATCATTGACACAATCATTAGACTTAAAGATAGAGTACTTTACAGCTGATGGTAGACAGTCTGAGTATACAACGTACATACCAAATGTACAAATCAACATGATAAATGAGATACCAGGATTTTGTGCAAGTGAAGCTAATAAGTTCAATGACCACTGTCCATTTTACTGGGAAGTTGTATCCTCATCACTACAAGTAGATGTTGGTTTTACAACTAAAGCAAATTCAGGCACAGCATCACTATCACCAACACTATACTCAGATCACTTTTTTTGGCCGACATTTAGCTTAAATTATGCTGGAGGTTATTATTGGAATCTCAGAGGGTTTGCAATAACCGGCACTACTTACAACACATTATCATATACAAGACCGGTATCAGCAAGTATAACTTCTAGCTGGTTTAGATATGATCCAATGCTACCAATCTATACACAAGCAATGCCAGGAGGTGTAGCAGTTCCAAAAATGTATTCAGCATCCGCAGCGCCTGTAACTTATAGTGCAACACCAATAGATACTGAGTTAGGTAGAAACCAAAGTACATCACCCTATGATCGAAGATTTTACGAAGCTAATGGAGCAGCGATAGATCGGTATGAGTTAGCATATTCCCAAAGTGTACTATGCTCCACAACAAACAGCTATCAAATACAAGTATCACCGTCACAAACAGCAGATTTACAAACCTATTTAAGAAAGTCTAGATTATATTTTCCAACAACCGACAGTGGATCCGCATTTGGTTTTTATGAAAATGGTGGAATCTACAACGTCAGATTTAAAATATCCAAAGGACCACTAATAAGATACAGCAATGTACCAAAGCAAGATTACGCATTTCCAGATGCTGGTGATGTTATAAATGGCACTACTGACTTTGGTACATACACCAAAACAAACGATGAGTTTAAATTTGAACCAGAAACTGGTGCAAAATTAATGATATACATTGCTGATGTGGCAACCCCACTTAGCCAATTGGAATTAGTACCAGGTAGAGGTGGTTTTTTCCCACCAAAAAATAACATAGTGACAATTGGTAATGGTTATAGTACAACACCAACAATAAGATTCTTTGACTCTGGGTCAGGTTATAATGTGGATCAATACGACTTAGTATTGGTACAGTATGGTGAAAAGGCACAACTTGTATTTGATGCCAGCGGCATTGAATTTGAACTGGATACAGATCCAACAGTAATACCGGGTAGTTATAAGATATATAACAACACAAGCCAAGCCTTTTGGGGCGGTATAATTAGCGATATTGAGTGGTGTAAAATAGGTGTGACAACTGATTCAAGATTTATCAAACCAGTTAACTTTGATGATGCGTTTAATAACTTCGTACCAACAAATCCACCACCATTCCCAGGCCCACCATCGAATCCCTTTGATGTTGCTGAAGAAGCATCAACACTAAATCCAATTGACTAACATGATATCTAGATCAATTAAAAAATCCAAAATATCATTTCCCCCAATTGAGGGAATTGGTGGCCCATCTATCATTGGTAGAATCAAACTGAAGAATATCTATCAGCCATGGCAAGGTGAAAACTTTGTGGAAATAACACAAAAGCACAGTGATAATCCATTTAATTTAAGAGTTGGTTTACCTCAAATGGATAAACAAATGAAAGAGGACCGTATATTTCTCTTTACAAAGTATCTATCCTACAACCCATTAACAAAGCAAGTTGAGAAGAGAGAGTTAATATCACTAAGAAACACAGAAAAGATTTATATAGGACAATCACCAGAAGAGCATATGTTCACAGATTACAGATTGTTCGTAGATGGAAAGGTTGTATTAGAGGACGTATTATTCAAGCAACCACACAATAATATTGGATCACTTGTTGAGGTAATCCAAGAATTACAAAATAGAATACAAATATTAGAACAACAAGTACAAAAACTCAGCACTAATACAGAAAAAGCAGCTATTTATAAGTAATGAACAGTTTAGCACAGTATTTAATAGAATCCTTGATTGAGGAGACAAAGGGGGTAACAGTACTACTTCCTGGTGGATTTAAACCACCTCATGCTGGCCATTTGGAGCTAGTAATGACTTATTATGGTCTACCACAAGTATCAAAAGTCATTATCTTAGTTGGACCAACTACTAGAGATGGTATAACAAGAGAACAGTCAATGAAAGCATGGCAACTATTGTTGCAAGATGTGCCCAATGTTGAAGTGCAAAAAACAGAAGTTGAATCTCCACTAACAGCAGCATACAAGTTCATTGAAAAAGCATCACCAGGAGCATATGCCTTGGCATCAAGCAAAAAGGGTGATGATTATCAAAGAGTACAAAAGTTTGTACAAGACCATAACGATGGTGGTAAATATGCAAGACCAGGAGTGTCTGTACAAGAACTACCAGTAGATCCAAAACCTCTACTATACAAAGGTAGATCCGATAATTTTAATGGTAAGGGTGTTAGTGCGTCTGTTTTAAGATCAGATTTAAAATCTGACAACTTAAAAAACTTTATGACCAATTATCCAGATGTACCAAAAGAAACTGCTTTAAAAATATACAAAGTGTTGAAAAAATCAGTACAAGAAAATATAAGCACACAAATCATCAATGAAGGAGGAGGTGCAGGTCACTTAGCACATCCATATGAAGATATGGACTTGACCTTTGCAGATATTGAGAACATGATTGATGGTGCATTGTCTGGAAAGCTAGACCTGGCACAAGAGAAGCTTGATGGCCAAAACCTAATGGTATCATATAAAGATGGTCAGCTTGTAGCAGCAAGAAATAAAACACAGCTAAAAAACTTTGGGGAAAACTCACTGAGCATTAACCAAATGAAAAAGCAGTTTAGTAATAGAGGTGAAATACAAGTGGCATTTGTTGAGGCAATGAGAGATCTTGACAGTGCAGTTAAAAACTTATCACCAAAAGAAAAGGCAGAAATTTTCCAAAATGGTAAAAATTTTATATCTTTAGAAGTACTGTATCCAGGAACAACTAATGTAATACCATATGGTGCAGCGCAATTAAGACTACACCATGTGAAAACCTACGATGAAAACGGTAATGTTGTTGATGAGACACAAGAGCCAGTTAAGAGACTGCAGACAGCTATTGAGCAACAAAAAGCACAAAACCAAAAAACTTATCAAATAAGAGCAACAGATCCTGCTACTGTAAAACCAGATCAGGATTATGAAAGCAAGAGAGTTGAATACACTCAAGAATTAGAAAGCTTAAAAAATAAGTATGGATTGAAAAAGGATGATAAGTTGTCATTGTATTTCTACAATTGGTGGAAAGATTATATTACACAAAACGCAAAGAGTTATAGATACAAAATACCAAATCAAGTACTACAACTATTAATTAATAGATGGGCTTTTACCGATAAGTCAACATCCATTAAACAAATATACAAGTTAGTAAACAACGAAGATTTCAGAAACTGGATGGTAAACTTTGATCGCTCAGGTGTGAATGATCAGAAAAAAGTTGCTGGCAGACCAATTGAAATGTTGTTTTTAAAATTAGGTGGTAGAGTGTTGAAGAATCTTGAAAACCTAGTAACACTGAACCCAGATCAATCAGTTAGACAGATTAAGAAGGATTTAAACGCAGCAATCACACAAATACGTCAAGCTGCTGCATCTCCTGATTATACTGATGCAGATGCGGCATTGAAGTTTCTAAAGAGAGAATTGGAGCGCATAAAAGATATTGGTGGTATGGATACAATTGTACCTACCGAAGGACTAGTTTTCACTTATAATGGAAAGCTATATAAGTTAACCGGTGCATTTGCACCAATCAACCAAATATTAGGATATTTAAAATTCTAAATGATGAAATTAAAAAGCATATTGCAGAAGGAAATTCTAAAAGAAACAGAAGTTCCACTCACAGAAAAAAAGGAAGCAATTGGTGAATCACCACTGCTTAACCTTACATTACACTTAGATCACAAGTTTTCTAATGTAGGTGAAACCGGAAAGCCAGAACTGAGCTTCACAATTAGTGTCAGCTCTACTGGTGGTAAGGAGTACTACAAAGTAGTAACAGATCAAGCTGAGAAGGAGAAGTTTGAACTTGCCGTTAGAAAAGAACTAAATAAAGCTGCAAAAAGATTGAACAACAATATGCAGTACATTATTGAAAAATATCAATTAAAACCAAGAGCAGAGGAAGAATAATATGTTACGACAAGAAGGAGAAATCTGGACAGAAAAAGGTAAAACTTGGACCATTAAAAATGGTATCAAGCGTACTATTAGTAAATTTTCACAAGTTAGAAAAAATTTACAAACACCATTATGCTGTCCAAAATGCAGTAAAGCAATTAAACATATAGACGAGAAGTTTTATAAGTTTAATACGTTGTGTTTAGATTGTACTATAGATTTTGAGCATGAATTGCTTAAACAAGGTAAATACCAAGAGTATGAGCAAGCACGAGTGCTAGCAAATGCAAAGGGTTATGTTGCAGACTTAGATGTGTTTTTCAATGAATACTTTCAAAACACAGCAAATAAGTCGTTTGTTACAGAAGATGGAGAAGTGGAAACATGGACTGGTAATTCTGTAAAAAGAGTTGAAGAAATTGTTAAACCACAACTAGATGAACTGAAACAACAACTTAATAAGTAAGTATGAAAATACCAGTAGAATGGATACCAATTTTGGCAGCATTTATATCCGGAGTTTTTGGACCAATTGTTGTTAAATACGCAGCAAAGAGATTTGAAGCTGCAAAAGACCCACTCAACGATGCCTTTGTATTTGGCGAAAAGGTTGAAGAAAAGCTATATGAGCTAATAGAGGAATATGAAGCTGACAGGCTATATATTCTGCAATTCCATAATGGAGGTCATTACTACCCAACTGGTAAAAGCATACAAAAGTTTAGCATGTTTTATGAGGTAGTAAAGGACAATAAGTTCTCAGTAAGAAACAATTTTCAAAACATACCAGTACATCTCTTCTCAAAAAGTCTAAAACAATTATCAGAACACAATTACATAGCAATAGCAGATTATACAGATCCAGCTGTTGCAACATTTGGTTTGAAGTATATAGCAGAAGAAAGTGGTACAAAATCGTCATATTTATTAACAGTGAGAAACATTGATAATAGACTAATAGCTGTTTTAGGAATAGACTTCTACAAGAAAAACGCACTTACACATGATCAAGTAATGGACTTACAAATTGAAGCAGCTGCAATTGGTGGTGAGTTATCAAAATATCTAAAGAAATGATGAACGAAGAATCAAAAGGACTTTGGCACAATATACGAGCAAAGAGAGCTCGTGGTGAAAAACCTGCACGTAAAGGTTCTGAAGAGTATAACAAAGCCGTAGCAGCCGCTAAGAAGATTAATGCAGTATCTGAAATGGATATATGCAACAAGTGTGCCATAGCATTACTTGAAGACATTAAAGCTGGAAAATTTCCACTAACAGAAGCTGAGTATCAAGGTCGTACAGTGCCTCTTAATAAACCAATGAGAGGTGATGTTAAGAAGTTTAAAGTGTATGTTAAGAAGGGTGACAATGTTGTAAAAGTCAACTTTGGTGATCCTAACATGAGAATAAAAAAATCTAACCCTGAACGAAGAAAATCATTCAGAGCTCGACACAATTGTGATAATCCTGGACCAAAGCACAAAGCAAGATATTGGTCCTGCAGAAAATGGTAATATGCCTTACAAATACAAAAAAGTAGGTGACAAGTACGTTGTCTACAAAAAAGATACAGGAAAAAGAGTTGGATCAACAGCTGGTGATAGAGAATCACTACGCAAGTATCTAGCTGCATTACATATAAACGCTAACGAAAATAACACAATGACAAAAGAACAAATACTACGCGAATATATCCGCACTGAAATCCGTAAAGCATTGAAAGAAGAAAAAGCTGAAAAGGATTATGATAAAGATGGTGAAATTGAATCACCAGAGGCGGAATTTAAAGGCTCTAGAGATAAGGCCATTAAAAAAGCAATGAAGAAGGATGATAAAGCTTAAATCACTACTTAAGGAGGAGATGACTAATTTAGGTGGAATGAAAATTCCATTGCAGTTAGTTGATTTGTATTTTACTTTAGAGCAGTGTCCAAAAGGCAATATCTACGTATATCCACAAGATCAAACTAGATTGTTTAAAGCGTTAAGTAGGTTTGGAGAAACACAAATTGTTCAAACGCTACTAAACAAAATAAACAATGTTTATGGTGAGAATGGCTTTTATTTACATAACAAACAACCAGTAGATCCTACAAAACCTATTGTCTATATGTACGTACCAAATGATTAAGTTAAAAGAAATATTAGAGGATAAAAAAGAGCAATATGCTCCTTACATGCACTCAAAGCAAGGATTTGGTTGTCATGTATGTAAGTTCTATTACATAAAGGAGGGTGTACATATGTGCAATAATGAAGATTATGTAAAGTATATGGGAACTGAGACTCTACTCACAAAAAAAGGTGGAGATCCAATAAAAGATCCAAGTCAATATTGTTCCAACTGGTTCAAATCAAATGATTAAACTCATTAACATACTAAGTGAGTCCACAACAGACAAAGGGTACACAATTTACTGTGACATGGATGGTGTGCTTTGTGATTTCAATGGCGCCTATAGAGATTTGTCTGGTGGTTACACCTTTGATGAGTATGTGCAAGAATATGATGTTAGAGCAGCTTGGAAACTGATAAATGATGAGGGTGCAAATTGGTGGGCAACATTACCTTGGATGAAGGGTGGACAGGAGTTGTGGAAAACAATAAAAAAATACAACCCAACCCTATTATCAGCACCATCAGAAGATCCATCGAGTGTAGAAGGTAAAAAAACGTGGATCAAAAAGAATTTAGGTAATTACAAAGGCATATTTGTTCCAGCTAAAATGAAACAGAACTATGCTGATCAATATAGCATTTTAATAGATGATTATCGTAGAAATGTAGAGCAGTGGGCAGCAAAAAAGGGTGTAGCAATACTACACATAGATCTAAACACAACATTAAATGAGTTGCGACCATATTTATAAAAAACACAAATATAATGAATGGAAATCCAAATATATATAACGCTGTAATGTTAGATGATCTTGAACTAAGTAAGGATATGGTATCTTTCTTACAAGATCAGGCACAAGACGAAGAGCCAAAAATACTAACAAAAGCTTGGATAGCCGATACTTTGCAAATGCTAAAAGATACAGGTGATCCAGAATATGCAAGAATTAAAAATGAATTAGCAGAATTGGCACTTGTAATACACAGTAGAAAAATAGCAATCATCATACTATGAAACTAAAGAACTTAATACCAATTAGAGAGGCAAAAGAAGAAATGAGTCCAGAACTCATGGCTTTGCCTTTTTTCCGTGAATTTCAAACAGCACACGGATACAAACCTCTATTCAAATTCATAGGTACAAAATCAGAACAGCACATTTTTACCGCAGAATTACCAAATGTTGGCCAACTTGATCTTATAATTAAAGATGCCATATTAATGGCAAAGATTGATGAAAAGGAAGCAGTCTTTGGTGTAATCTACACTTTAACTGGATTAGAGATGTCAGATGCAACTGTTTGTAAAATGAAATTGAAAGATGGCAAAATTGAACACATTATGTTTGATGACAAAGACAAAAAGAACTTTGATGCTAAAACAACAAAATTTTTAGAAATATACAAAGATGCGAAATAAATCTAAAATACAAGAAAACCAATTTCGTGCATTAGTACGCAATGAAATTGCTAAAATAATGAAAGAACAAGACGATGAGCAAATTCCAAGCAAGGAGACAGGCGCTGATCAAGAGACTCCTAAAAAGGAAGAGCCTAAAAAAGATCGTGGTGAATCACTTGAAAAAATCACCTTTGCCTACACAAAGACCTTAAAGAACAACCTACAACAACTTACAGCAGATGAGCTAGCTGATGCCTTTGATTCAGTACTTAGTCATTTTGGATATGGTAAGGATAGTAAAATGGAAGTGCTTAGAACTTTGAAGAATAAAATACAATTATAATTTGTTAGGTTACATATAGGACTATGAGCGAGCAGCAAAAGTCTATAAAAGAAATAATAAAAGAAGAGTACAAGAAGTGTGCAACAGACCCAGCATACTTTATGAAAAAGTACTGTGTCATACAGCATCCAACAAAAGGTAAGATACCTTTTCAACTATTTCCATATCAAGAGGATGCAATTGATAAGTTCAATCAATTTGACCGTAATATCATATTAAAATCAAGACAGTTAGGTATATCCACATTAATCGCTGGATACTCACTGTGGATGATTTTATTCAATAATGACAAAAACATATTAGTTGTTGCTATTGATCAACAAACATCGAAGAATCTTGTTACAAAGGTTCGAGTGATGTATGAAAATTTACCATCCTGGCTAAGATTAAAATCAGCTGAGGACAATAAACTGTCTTTGAGATTGGTAAATGGTTCGCAGATCAAAGCAGTAGCATCTACTGGCACATCAGGTCGTTCAGAAGCTTTATCACTTGTTATTATTGATGAAGCAGCGTTCGTTGACAATGCAGAGGAATTGTGGGCATCACTACAACAAACACTATCAACCGGTGGTAGAGGTATTATTTTATCTACACCAAATGGTACTGGTAACTTTTTCCATAAACTATGGGTAGCAGCTGAATCAAACCAAAACAAGTTCAATACACTCAGACTTCCTTGGCAAGTACACCCTGAAAGAGACATCAATTGGAGAAAAAGACAGGATGAAGAGCTTGGTATAAGATTGGCAGCACAGGAATGTGATTGTGACTTCTCTACATCAGGTAATACGTTAATTGATCCAGTCATACTTGGAGACATATTAAAGACAACAGTCAAGGATCCACTATATACGAGAGGTTTTGATAACAATTTGTGGGTATGGCAACAACCAGATTATTCTAAAGATTATATTGTAACGGCGGACGTAGCAAGGGGTGATGGTAGTGACTACTCAGGCTTTCACGTAATTGATGTGGAAACAATGGAGCAAGTAGCTGAATACAAAGGTCAACTATCCACCAAAGATTATGGTAATATGTTGGTATCTATAGCAACGGAGTATAATGATGCTTTGCTTGTTGTGGAGAATGCTAACGTAGGCTGGGCAACTATTGATCAGATTATAACAAGAGGTTACAAAAACTTATACTACAGCTACAAGGACAACTTATTTGATTCAGATGCATTTTTAACCATGGGCTATGATATAGCCAACAAATCTGATATGGTTGCTGGATTTACCATGAGCCATAAGATAAGACCGCTTGCTATTTCGAAAATGGATTTGTATATTAGAGAAAGAGCTTGCACTATTCGCAGCAGAAGATTGATTGATGAGTTACTTGTATTTGTGTGGAAAAATGACAAAGCACAAGCACAAAGTGGTTATAATGATGACTTGGTTCTATCTTATGCACAGGGTATGTGGGTTCGCGATACCGCATTGAAACTGAGACAAGCTGGTATTGAAATGAATAAAGTAGCAGTATCTCATATACAAAAATCAATGGCAATAAGAACCACCAATGGATTGAACAACAATCCTTGGAAAGTTGAAACAAAGAACGGTAACCAGGAAGATATCACTTGGTTATTATAGTTTGCGCCATATTTATAAAAAAAGTGTAGATGGCCGAAAACAATCTATTTAGCAGGCTCAAAAGATTATTTAGTACAGACGTTGTAATAAGAAACGTTGGTGGTAATCAATTAAAGGTTATTGATACCGATAGAATTCAATCAGCAGGTAATATTGAAACCAATAGACGTGTTGATAGATGGTCTAGAGTGTATCAACATACACCAGGATTGAGCTACTATCAAGGGCAGTTATTACACAGTTCTCGAATTGAACTATTCCGTGATTATGAAGCTATGGATACTGATAGTATCATAGCAAGTGCATTAGATATATACGCTGATGAGTGTACATCCCGAGATGAGTTTGGTGATGTTTTAACTATTAGAACGCAAAATGATAAAGTCTACAAAGTTTTGCGTAACTTGTTTTATGACATCTTGAACATTGAGTTCAATATGTGGCCTTGGACACGTAATATGTTGAAGTATGGTGATTTTTATCTACACCTTAACATTGCAGATAAATTTGGAGTAATAGGCGTAGATCCTATATCAGCATATGAAATTATAAGAGAAGAAATGTTTGATCCAGAGAATCCACACAGAGTGAGATTCAAAAGAGATGTTTCTGCTATTAGTGGATATGCAACAATCAATCAAAATGGTGAGGAGTATGACAATTATGAAATTGCACACTTCCGATTATTAACAGACACCAACTTCCTACCATATGGTCGATCAATAATTGAGCCATCGAGAAAGGTTTGGAAGCAAATTGTTCTTATGGAAGATGCGATGTTGATTCATCGTATAATGAGAGCACCCGACAAGAGAATATTCAAGATTGATATTGGTAACATACCACCAAATGAAGTTGATTCCTTTATGGAATTGACCATCAACAAAATGAAAAAGGTTCCATACATGGATCCGGAAACTGGTCAATACAATCTGAAGTTCAATATGCAAAACATGATGGAAGACTTTTATCTACCGGTTCGTGGTGGTGAGAGTGGTACATCAATAGATAACTTAACCGGTCTTAATTTTGATAGTATTCAAGATATTGAGTACTTGAAAAATAGATTACTTGGATCATTAAAGATACCAAAAGCTTATTTAGGCTACGAAGAAGATACCAGCGGTAAAGCTACCTTAGCATCACAAGATTTCCGCTTTGCAAGAACCATCGAGCGTGTACAGCGTATAATGGTTTCTGAGCTTTATAAGATCGCAATTATCCACTTATACGCACAAGGATTCACCGGAGAAGATGTTGTAGATTTTGAGCTAAGTTTTACTGCACCATCAACCGTATATGAAAAAGAGAAAGTTGAATTGTGGACTAGCAAAATGACACTTGCTGGTGATATGATGGACAAAAAGCTCTTTAGTAAAGAATGGATCTATGAAAACCTATTCAATTTATCACCTGAGCAATATCAGAAAGAGATGGATAGAATGGTGAAAGATAATAAAGAATTTTTCCGCTTAGAGCAGATCAAAGGTGAAGGAAATGACCCAGTTAAAACCGGTCAATCATTTGGTACTGCACATGATATAGCAATGTTATACAAAGGAGATAAAGGTGTACCAAAAGGATATGATGAACGAGAGCCAGCACCTGAAGGTGGATGGCCTGGTGCTGGAAGACCAGAAGAACCAGGATCATATGGTACACACCAACACCCATTAGGTTGGGATCCTTTAGGATCAAAGACAATTAGAAAAGTTTATGAGAGAGCCGATGCAATAACAGCTGCTAGTAAGTTGAAAGATTTCAAGCACAAAGCCGTGGAAAAGACTATACTAGAAGAGGAGAAAAAGCAAACAGGTATGTTGGACGAATCTGGATTATTAGATGAATAAACGATATTTATATACATGAAAAAATCAACTCATTCCAAAATTAAAAACACAGTAATTCTGTTTGAACTACTATCAAGACAGATAGCAGCAGACACAATACAAGGCAAGGAGAATTCGCCAGCTATCAAACTCATAAAGGAGTATTACAATAGCAACACTTGCCTAGCAAAAGAGTTGACGCTATACCAATCACTAATTAACGAAAGCTATAAATCAAAGGATAAAGCCAATTATCTAATCAATGCTGTAGTTAAAGCTAGAAAAGCAATTGATCTCGATAAGTTGAAAAATGAAAAGTACAACTTAGTTAAGGAAATTAAAAAACACTATGATTTAGAGGCTTTCTTTAAGACATCCTTAACCGACTACAAGCTATACGCATCCATATACAGAGTTTTTGAAGGCACTGTATCAGCTAATCCAAGTGAGTTAGTAAATAGTCGGTTTACAATCATTGAACACATTGTTGACAGAAAGAAACTGAAAACTGATGGTGATAAGACACAAAAGCTAATTAATGAGTATGCCAAGCAGGATGAGAGTGTTAGATTATTAGCATACAGACTACTTGTCGATAAGTTTAACGAAAAGTATAAAAACCTATCAGATAAGCAAAAGAATGTGCTAAAGGAATACATAAACAATGTATCTAACACAACAACATTAAAGACATTTGTAGTTGAAGAAGCTAGTACATTAAAAAAAGCACTATCAAAACAAGCTCAGCAAATCAACGATCAAGTAGTTAAAATAAAACTAAAAGAGGTTGTTAATTTATTAGGTAAGTATGATAAGTTGAGAACAGTAAACGAAAACCATGTTCTGTCTTTATTATTATATTACGAATTACACAAGGAACTGAAAAATGCTCACAAATAAGGAATTACTTGAAATAAAAAGCTTTGTCAAGAAAGTAAAGAAGATGAAGCGTGAAGGCAGCACAACTGCAGGAGTACCCGGCTATCAGACACCAAAAGCGTTTAGTGGAGAAGAGGGTGGTGAAGGAGCTAGCAACATAGAAAAAATATCACACGCAACAGGGTATGATATTAAGGCAAAGAAAACAAGAAATCATTCAATAGATTTACACGAAGTTAGCTATAACGATTTCAAAAAAGATGAATCTCGTTCAACAGTAAAAAAGGTGAATGAGTCCATTATCGAAATCAATAGAAAGTTAAGAGAAATACACAGACTAATATCACACTCTAGTAAGTTGAAAACAGAAACAAGTTTAGATGATTCTAAGTTGTGGAAACGTACAAACGAAGCTTTACTAAAGATATCAGATAGAATGTCTGAAATAGCAGATAAAACAAGACGATTTGCTAATCTAAAAGAAATACAGACCAATATGGGTCTAGAAAATATTTTTAAAGCAGCTGGACTTGACGCAGAAATTGTTAAGGATGAAGATGGTTTACACATAGACGTTATGCATTTTGGTGAACCAGTTGGATTTGATGTTGAAGGAACCAAGATAATGGATGACAGAGGTAAGGTTGTAGGTGATACAAGTGACACAGACATTGTTACCAAACTGAAGCGTTATTTCAATGTGTAACATATTTATAAGAAAAAATGGAAAATAAGAGACTGTTAGTTGATTTTGTTGGGTCTTTTGAGTTAACACCTCAGCAGATCAACGAGTCTATGATGCAAAATGACGGTAAATTGATACTAAGCGGTATCATGCAACGTTGTGATGCCATTAATCAAAATGGCAGAAAGTATCCAGTAGATATATTAAGAAGAGAATCTGATAAATACAAAAACGTGTTTATTAAAGAGCGTAGAGCATTAGGTGAACTTGATCACCCTGAGAGTCCCGTTGTGAACTTAAGCAATGTATCACACAATGTGTTGGATCTATGGTGGGATGGTAACAATTTGATGGGGAAAATAGAAATATTAGGAACACCATCAGGCAACATAGCAAGAGAGTTGTTAAAGGCTGGAATTCGTTTAGGTATATCATCTAGAGGAATGGGATCAGTTAAATCAATTGGTGAAGGTAAGGTTGAAGTTCAAGATGATTTTGAAATTGTATGTTGGGACTTGGTATCAAATCCAAGTACACAAGGTGCTTTTATGAATCAGTTGAATGAGAGCAAATACTCAACAAACAACACTTATGGCAAAGTAAATGAGTTAATAAACGACATTATAACATTGATGTAACAATGAAACTAAAGAATATACTTGACGAAAATTTTGGTCAACCAAAAAAGACCTCTCTTGATGAAAAAGCTTCTTTTTTACAAGAGATTAAAAAATTTAATGAATATGGATCTGTAATTTACAGAACCGAAGATCTCAAAAAAATTGCTGAGGCAATCACAGCCCTTACACAAAAAGCAGAACAAATCACACTCCAGGAAACTGAAGATTGGTTTGATGAAGTTACTGTGAAGAAGAATATGAGAGGCTTAAAGCAAAACGTAAAAGAGTTTAATCGATCAGTAGCTGAAATATCAAAGTTGCAACAAAGGTTAGAATCTGTTTATGAGGAAATTGGACACACACTAGGTAGATACTATGAGCTCTAAGATTCAAGAACTTCGTAAACTAATACGCAAAGAAATAATCACAGCTTTGCGTGAACAAGATAGTGTTGATAAGCTAAAAGCACAAATTACTAACACAGAAACGGATATTGAGAAGAAATCAAAATCTGAGAGAGATAAGCTAGCAAATCTATACAATCAGCTTAGTCAACAGCTTAAAAAATAAACAATGAAACTAATATCTCTATTACCACTAAACCTCCGAGAAGCCGAAAAGGATCAAGAGGGCAAAAAAGCAGCAGACGATGCAGAAGCTGATGCAGAAAATCCATTTGCAGCTGCTGATGATGAAGATGCTGGTGCTGATGAGGAGGGAGAAGCTGATGCAGGTGCAGAAGCTGATAAAGAAG